GTCAACCATTCTTGTGGAATAATTCTGTGCGCCCACATTAAACCATTCTTGTCACACCAATCGCAGTACCTAGACTTAGCTCCCTTATACAGTTTCGCATTAGCATTACTAAATACGAATCGTATATCTAGCTCTGGGTGTTGTTCCTTGATAGCAATGTGTTTACGTCTATCGTCGTTGTCGAACATCCCTTTGGTTTCTATGAAGATACCATTGTCTAGCTCAAAGTCTGGCGTGTAAGTTCTGTAACGCAAGTCTTCCCATTCAATCTTTAGCTTTTCATATCGTACCTCTTTCTGGTGTTGCTTAAGGAAAGAAGCGATCTGGTCTTCCAAACCGCTCCTATAAGCTCTGCTATTGTGTCGTGGTCTTCTAGCCATCTGTTGCTAACTCTACGTAGTCTACCATAGGTGGGTTCTTTGCAGTAGANTTTACAGCAGGTATGGTTTGTAGATTAGGCCAGCACTTATGCTTGAATGAACAGAAGCCACACTCAATACCAAGCTTCTTGTTACCTGTAGGCTTGCGGTAGTGTGTCTCTTCGACAGCCTCAAAGCAACGCNTGAANGGTTTGTCTTCGTTGATGTAGCTTACTGTCTCTTGGATAGCTTCCATTACAGCATCTTCATCAATGTCCTCAGCAGGCACATACTTAAACTCACCATTAGCTTTNTTGACTACCCACCAGCCACCAGTCTTCTTAGCTGCAGCACGTGCGTAACCTACAAGCTGGGGGATGTAGCCGAAGCTATCGCCCTCTGCCAAGGCTGCACTACTAGCAAACTTATTCTGGTAGGACCACGGCGATGCAGACTTAACGTCATCCAGTTTGCCATCAAGCACCATGTCAAACTCACCGTTGATCTCTGTGCCATCCGGAAGCTTTAGTGTAACCTTTTCATTATCTGTAAAGCTGATACCAGCAGCCCTCAGCAGACCCTTGAACACCGCTTCCACAATATCCCCAATGATCATGTTCATCAGGAAGTGAGGTGGTAGCGGTGTCTTGTCTTCAGGATCATTCTTCTCGAACCAGAGTTGGCAGACAGGCTTGCCAATGTTTGACATGCGTAGTCTGAACTTGTCACGAGGAGGGCCGCTGAACTGCTTTTGTAAGGCTGCTTTAACATCGTCAGCTACTTGCTCACGAATGTCTTCAGCCATGTCTGACTCGCCCTTCATAGCTTTCTGAAGGTATGAGTAGACAGCAAGTTCAGCGGGATGGTTCATATCAGTCTGCCTCTTCTACGTTTACAAAGGCGTTGACTACATCAAGGTCTGCCTCTGACATCTGTGGATCGTTGCTATGAGCCTCGTCCCACTTAGACATGACATACTTGTTGATACTCTCAATACGATCCAAGAACATCTGGAATGTATCGTTGTCACGATCATCTTGATCTACAGGATTGCCACCAAGAACCTTAATCAGGTTAATCTCTTTACCTGCTTTGTTCTGAGTAACGTCATGCGACAAGTTAATCTCGTAGTTGATAGGCAGTACATTCTTGCGGATCACAGCCTTTAGTGCATCATCCAGCACACGACGAGAGAAGGCACTAGTCACATCCATGACGAATGGGATAGGCTCTTCATAGCCAGACACAGGCTCACCGCTAGCGTCTACTGCATTCTTGATAGTAACAATACCATAGTAAATCTTAGCGTTACGCACAGCCTTTTGCTCAGCAGTCAGAGAGTTATAGTCTGCTACGTATCCGCTGGGCTTACCCAAGTTAAAGCCACCAAGCTCGTCCTTCAGGTCACCCTTCAAGTCTGTTGCCTGTACACTCTTGTACGTGCGCTGTGTATCAGGGTCATAGCGTGTGTACTGTTGACGGATAGTGAAGACACGCACAGAGATGTCTTCTGAATAGATAGTGGTATCCTTATCTACGTTGATACGGAAAGAGCCAGCAGGTACAACCTCAGTTTTAATCTGCTTACCGCCTACATCCATAGTACCCATGATAGCTTCATGAAGAAGACCAATGCGTGGTACATATACACCACCGCTGCCGCCTGTCAGGTTAGCCATGCCCATAGCTTCAAGCATGGACTCGCCACTATTGAGCGCTGTTAGTTCTGTACTCATACTGTTTTCCTTTCGAGTAAATGAGTAGTAGTTATATCATACCACGTCTTGTGTGTCAAGCCAATTCGGACCTAGCTTAGCCTCTAATAGTAGTGGTACATTCATAGTCACACCGTAGTGTTTTTCTACCAAGCCGTTCAACCCATCGTTCATCTCCTGAATTAGATTGATGACCTGTTGTGTCTCGTCAGGATGCACATCAATAACCACACTATCGTGTACAGAGTTTACGATACATGAGTGCATACCCTGTAAGTTTTTCTCTAGCTCAATCAACACGACAGGCACAACATCACCTGTAGCAAAGCCTTGCACAGGGTANTTCTTGATCATCGTGAAGTGTGTTACACTACCGTTAGCTCTGCGTGATATGTCAGGAAAAGCATACTGTCTACCAGATACGTTAGTGATCTTCTGGAAACGCATAGCTTCATTGCCTAGCTGCTTGTGCCACCCAGCAATACCCTGATACTTCTCCGTGAAGTGTTCATAGTACGCTGCCTCAGCCTTGCTCCTGCCGTATCCTGTAGCTCCAAAGAGAGGTGCGAAGGTGTGTGCCTTAGCTTCTTGACGTGATGTCTTCTGGCCTGCATCAGAGATAACCTGTGCNGTNTAGCTGTGTACGTCAAACCCTGTAGCGATCTCTTCCATAGCTACCCTGTCCTGTGACAGGAATGCAGCNGCACGAAACTCTAGCTGNGCAAAGTCTGCCTCCATGACCTGACCACCCTGCCAGCGGGATACAAACACACGCTTTACTGGAAAGGTTCCACCTCTAGGCATGTTCTGCATGTTTGGATTACGTCCAGAGAATCTTCCTGTAGCGGTGATGTGCTGAGTGAGGGATACGTGTAGCTTCCCGTCTGGTTTGGTATAGGTAGAGATGCCATCAACAAAGCTAGAAAGATAGCTAGACACAGCACTAAGACGTTTAAGATCAGCCAAGAAAGCCTCAGCAGTATCCATGCCGTTGCTCTTAGCAGTAGCCATAAGCAGATCAAGATTGTCTTTGCCTGTGCTGAAACCATTAGCACTCACCCACTTCTTGCTTGGTGCAGTGAACTTCAGCCCTGCTACCTCATTGGTATCTATAAGAAGATAACCACGAGAAGCACAAGCCACACACTTATTAGGTCGTGCGTAGCGTGTGCCATCCTTCTTTACTTTGTATACCTTACCCTCGCCATTACAGTCTAAGCAGGTAGATGCACGTGTCTTCTTAATCACTGTACTATTTGCGGAGATAGCATCCTTAAACTCCGCATCATTATTCACGAAGTCAAATAGCTTAGCCCACTCAGACTTATTGTTTACCTTACGAGAAAACACAACCTGAGATACCTGCTCCGGAGAGTTAAGATTGATAGGCGTAGCACCCATAAGCTCGCGTGTTTGCTTGCTCAGCCTCTCTAGTATAGCAACACGCTCCGACTCAAACTCATTACGCACATGCTCTAGGGCTGACTTATCCACCCCGATTCCACGCATATACATTCTTGTGAGGGTCTTGCAGGTGTCGAAGGTAACACGCTTGACGTTTGAGAGAGAGGCTGACTCAGGCCTGTCGTAGTCTGATTCGATGGAATGGAACAACTCACGAGTAGTGTCGAGGTCACGCCTAAGATAAAAGCTAAGCTCTTCCAAAGGAATCTCGTTAGTGTTGTACCCATCCTTGAAATACTTCTTGAGTGTGTCATCTTTCTGGAACTCCAAGTTACGGCGCTCAGCACAGGCAGCTAGGGCTAGTGGTTCTTTCTGTCCACGCAGAAGCAGATACTCTGCCAGCATGGTGTCGTAGATATCCCCATCATATTTGAAGCCACACTCCCACATCCACATAAGGTCATGCTGTAGGTTGTGACCTATCATGAGCGTAGTGTTATCAAGAATAATCTGTAGCTTCTTAGCTTGGATACCGGAGCGATCCTGTTGCTCCTTGTGATCAAGCGTAAAGATATGTGTTTCGCTAGGGTCATCAGCATTCTGTGTGCCTACTTGTACAAGAGTGTTGCCCGGCTCATAGGGATCAAGATGCATCTTGCCTTCACGTTTAGTGACTGTGTTTTCTACATCAAGTACTAATCTCATGGCATCTCCTCACGACAAATACTGGCTACGTGCGCCATCTAGCTCACAATGCACCACTCCATGAAACCCACCCTTAAGCTTGTTCTTTGCAATGTTCAAGTGCCTTTGTGTGTCTTCCTCTTCCTGTCCCTCTACTACACGGTTCTTAGAGATCAAGAGCATCAGGTCAGCCTCGGCAGCCTTGCCTGTCTTACTGCCTTCAAGCATTGACTGATCGACACGCACAAGGCCTTCAGCTACAGCACTAAGCTGCGACATCCAAATGATTGCACACTTGTATTGCTTAGCAATGTTACGTGCATGGATAGCTGCATCCTTGAGATACACATCTGACTTGTCGCTTGTCTTAGCTGCAAACTTGTCACCCATGTCAAGCACAACAATGTCTGGCTCATAGGCTTTCACAATAGCCTCAACCCATGACATGTCTTTGCCTGTGCTATCCTTGATGAAGATGTTGTCCTTCACTTCAGAGTAACGCGAAGATGCAAGAGCCATGTTAGCTTTGACTTCATCCATGCTGAAGCTTGTAGCTGCGCTAAGGTATCGTGCGCCTACACGCTCGTATGCTTCTTCGTTACACAGGATCATGCACTTAGCACCCTGTCGTGCAAAACCTTCAGGCCCTGCCAGTGTGGATGCATGGAAGCTAGTCTTGCCTGTGTTAGGNCGTGCGCCTACGATAACTAGATGACCACCGGAGATACCTTCAATCTTACGCCCAAGAGAAGGGATGTTCCACTTCCACTGTGACTGGATGTCATTGGCTTTTAGTAGTGTGTCGATGGACATGTCTTCCCAGTCAACACGGAGGTTAGGCATGAAGTCATCTTGGTAGTTAGTCAGGAGTTTGCGTAGCGGCTCAAGTGTAGCCTCTGTGCCATTCACATAGTTGAAGCCAAGGTTAGCAATCTCTTCGCCTACTACCTGCTGAAACAACTTAGACAATACATCTTCAGCAATCTCTTTAGACAAAGGATGCTCACGTGCAATCTTACGGAACAGGTCTTGGTAAACCTGCTTGTTAGCTGTGGTCATACTACTGTTATGCGTGAAGAACAGCGCCTCTAGCTCAGAAGGCGTCAAGTCTTTCTCGTAGGTATTCATAGCATACTCAAGTGTCTGCTTTACCTTACGCAAGTCCTTAGTGAAAATCTTATCAGGGCAACGAATGCCTTTGTGATCTTCGTAGAAATCCTTATTCATAAGGCTACGAAGTAATGCAAGTTCCATCATCTCATGTGTCTCCTCTTTGATAGCGCAGCTATTTGTATTTTCTTAGCCGCACTCTTTCAAGCTCCTCTAGGTGCTGTCTCTCCCACGTAAGCTCACTGACCATACGGATACGATCATCTGTAGCTACACGAGGGTCAGCTAACGCTAGCTGCAGCCGTGTAATAGACTGCTTAGTATTCTCTATCTCACCACACATACCCACCTGTCAAGCCCTCCTTATAATGTAAGCACCGTGCGTACAATCAAGTGCTGCTTTGATGTCAAGTAGTTGCTGATATGACATATAGATTAACTGAAAGGAGCCAAGCTCCTCGCAGTACTGCCTGATCCAGACAACATTGTCCTCATCAAGTGTAACTTCCACATCTTCAAACCGGTTTGTTTCATCAAGGGTGATGATCTCTACATGGCTCGGTTCTTGCTCTACTGTAAACATATGCTACCTCTTGTTTAGCCATTCCTTTATTTCTTGATACCACATATAAAGTATGATTGCAATAAACGGACCAACAATAAAGACACCAGCAACCAAAGCTATCTGACTATTTGTCCACACAGTGCAGGCCTTCTTCAATAGCGTTGCCTAAGATACGTGAGATCACTGTACCCTTAGTGCGTAGATAGTTTACTACGGCCTTGCGTTCAGACTTACGACCCTCTTGTCGAGCCTGACACAGTAATTCTGCTAGCCGTGCATCATCAGTGCCACTCATTTGTTTCTCCTTTCAGTCCTGCGAGTATTTCGTCTACTTCCGCGCAGCGTTCCCGCTCTGCTGCAATCATCTCCCTAAGTTCTAGATCGATATCTGTGTAAATCCC